GTACCAGTGTTTTGCAAAACCTGTATTTGTTGATTTAGATTTTCGTCTGCATCTACAAACCAGATTTGTATAGCCTCTTCGGCGAGAACGGCGATGTTATCAAAATAAGTAGCAATAGCCTTTAAGTCTTCAGAACCACGCGAGTGGTTGGCTAAGTTGATAAACCCCGCCCCTAGCGTAGTGTTGTTCCACTCTGTCGGATCATCTATAGCCGAAAAGTGAAGCAAGCTGTCAGATAGGGCGTACATCTTACTTTTAACAGGAATGATGAATTTGCCAGGGCTGTATGCGTTAATCGTACTGGCATCAGCACCACCATCTAAATAGGTTTGGCTTACTGGATCAAACGCAGTAGTCACATCCCCAGTCTTCGATACCGCAACGGCCTTGTTGTTGAACGACGAGCCGCTTTCCTTGGCTATTATGTTAACAAATTGGTTAACCGACGTTGCCTCATATTCTGGACCAGAAGCAAAATCATTGATCGCATTTGCAATTTTAAGAGCCGTGTAGGTATGTGACGTTTCCCAAGTTATCTGGTCTCCAATAAGGTTAACACCGTCAACAGTAATTGCAGTGATCGCATTATCAATGCCGCCAGAAACGTGTAAAACATTACCTACCGTAAACGCACCGTCTACCTCATGCGTAATCTGAAATCCGTTATATGAGATACCCACAGCTGCTGCCGTAATGGTGACGACATTCCCAGCGGCCAAAGCGGTGTAATCACTAGGTCCAGACGTGATTGCAGCAGCAACATTAGAAGCTGTAAGGGAGTTTGAGCCGTTGTGGCTGACGGGAGTGCTAATTAAGTCTACGCTGTTAATACGCAAAATACGCAACTCGTCGCCAGGGTTCGAAGTTCCTCCAGTAACCTCAAAAGATGCCGTCGCAGCCGTGCCGCCTTGCGTACCCCCTGTTACCTCAAAGGTATTTCGCGCTCGCCCATCAAACCAATCAGTGATCCGGACACCATCAAAATAATGATAAATCCGACCATCCGCAAACTGCGCAGCTGCGTATATCTTACCATTATACAAGTCAGCCCGAAGAACGTCTGTTAGCTCTTCACCCGACGGGTGTTGCAGCCGAACATACCTAACGTTAGACGGCGTACCGGCTGCAAACGTTACACTGCTGGCCACATCAGACCCAAACGTGTATATCTGACCGGCAGAAGCAGCCAATCCAATAGTGTTGCTTGGCAACTCCACAATCTCGACGAAAGCAGGGCGCTTTTCAATTTCGCCCCCTCGCGTGATGTGAGCGTTTTTCAGCTCAATCAAAGTGCCTGGAGCCGCCGTCACATTCATGCGACGACGATCTAAGCCACCACGAAAGTCTTCCACCAGTATGTAAGGCATTAGCTATTCCCTGTTGTGGCAATCAGTGGTGGGCCTTTGGGCCGATACATGCCATCCGGTTCGCCGCCGCCAATGACAAACGTTTCCGTCTTTGCCATACGCGCCTTCAAACGCGCATAATGCGCTTGAGCTTGAGCAATTTTGTTTTGAGCGTCACCCTGCTTTTGTCGCGCCAGTATCTCAGAAGCGGCGTACAAAACGATCAGCTGGTCATCTAAATCCGCAGTGTCTGTCTCCGCAGTAAACGCACTGAGGTTCTTGATGCCACTTACGCGAACACTATCAGTACCCGTGGTTGGGTTTGAGTTGTTAGCGGGAATAGGCCAAAGCTCAATCTGGTTGTTCTCGTAAGCATCGTAACGGCGCAAAGGAGAAGACCGAATACCTCGATCACTGTCGTGCTGATTATAGTGTTCAGCAGTAATGCCGTAATGCAGCTTTGACCAGTAATCGCCATGCTTAGTCTCCATGCGCTCTATACGCTCAAAAACCAAATCATCAGGAACGTCATAAAAACGCTGTCCCGCATTTATTACGATGTCACGCCGGATGCTAAGAAAAGGCCAGCTGTAGTCCTCCCAAAGCCGCCTTTGCGTTCTTTGCAGCATATTAATAAATACATCGCGTGTCGCTTTGCCTAAATTCGGTTGCAAAGAATGTCCGACTTCCGCTCTTAAATCACTAATCAGCTGTCCTAATGACGTACCTCGTGCCATGCTTTATTCCTCGACGTATGCCTCATTATCAGGCGTTGCGAGATCATCTTTAATAAAATGACCCTTTTCAGTACGGGCGCGTTTCTTTGTGGCTTTCTTTTTCACTGGCTTTGCAGCCTCTGGCTTCCAAGATGGATCGAGTAATTCAACGGGAATGCGCGCAGCATCTAGTGTAGCTGGCAAGTCACCAAACTGATTAAACATGCCAACAACTTTTTCATCTTTGTAAAAGCCGCCAAGGCGATTGCGCTCTTCGTCTACAGTCGAATCTAGCTCACCTATAACGCGAATATTGGTCACAGCATCTGCGCCGTGGATAGATTGCAGCAGCATTATTTCAGCCGGCGTAACCTGAGTTTTTGGTACAACGCTACGAATATCCCCACCAATAGCGACAGTACATCTACATAATTGAAACATAGTTTCCTCCTTAGTGTGATGGAGGGGCGCAGTACGCCCCCCCGTTGTATTTATGCAATTTCATAAACACCGTGGCAGTTCAGCTGAGTAGCTGAGAGTGCCGCAGTAGTTGTGATAGCGCGGTACATTACATACTGCGTTGCTGGACGCGCAGGGCTATGACGCTTCATCTTTTCACCGTCCATGTAGTACATGCACAGCTTAGATGAATCGAGGATGTAGCAACGCTTGCTTGGCGTTTTGCCAGAAATCGTCAAATCATCGAGTGTAGGGTCATAAGCAAAAGTAAGACCGTTGTAGTTGATCTCGCCCATTGCGATGTTCTGGCCGCGTGAGAAGCCAGTCTGAGAGTAGTTACCATTGCGGCGAAGTTCGTCACCAAGACGATCCAAGAACGCAGAACCACAAACAGCAACGTTTGGCTTGCCGCCAAAACGCTTGAGCTGGCGCATTTCTGAGTGAAGAGTTTCAATCAGCTCCTGACCGCCAGCCGTTGTTGAAATCGCAACGTTAGAGCGGTTGCGCCACCATGTGTTAGACACTGTGGACAAGCCGCCAACAGTAGTGCCAACAGTAGTCGGACTATCCACAACCAAAGTTTGAATACCAGCAATCGCATTGGCGTCTGCTGTGCCGTCGCCATAAAGGAATTCGTTGATACCGCGTGTGTATCCTTCCATCATGTCGTCGAGCTTGTCTTCAAACAAGTTTGCAAGAACAGTCTGGTCGCGACCAGTATGGTTAGAAACACCAGATGATGTAGTGCTATCCGTAACGCTGATGCCGTCCTTTTTAAGTTCGGTCAACGTCAAGGAAATACCAGCGTGATGCTCTTTCCATGAGTAGTTCGCGCGCTTGATGTTCGCTGGGTTTGCATAAGTTACTGTATCGTTATGCGTGTAGCCAGCGACTGAAGTGGTGTAAGTACCTTTTACGGCTACACTCATTTCACCCTTGCCACCTGGGAACGTCTTAGCCCCAGAGTCCATTGCTTTAAGCAAAGGCTTATCTTGCAGTGATTGTGAATAAACGTTGCCTTTATCGATGTAGTAATCGAGGGCAGCGTTAGCGATGTTGTCCAATTCGGCTGAACTAAAAGCCATCTTTACGTTCCTAACGTGTTATGAGTTACCCAAAGCATTGGCAATCGCATCTTGTAACGACTGTGGTTCCGCTTGTGGGCTTCCTCCAATATTGCCACCAGATGCCGTCTTAATTGGGCGTCGGTCTGCAAAACGTGCTTGAAAGCGGGTGTTAACCGCTCCGTATGCCTCTTTCGCCATAGATATTGCATCTTGCGGCGTGTTTGGCCTTCCACGTTCTGAAACCATAACCCTAATCCGGTCATCAATTTCTTCTTGCTTGAGGTTAAAGTCAGGATCAGACTGACGGGCTTTTTCTTCCCATGCGGTCACTGTTTGAGCTAATGAGTTAACATGCTGCTGCGCTACTTGTTGCTGTTGCGCTTCCGCATATTGGTTTACTTGGGCGTTAGCCCTTTGCTCACTTGCTCTTGAAACTGCTAACTCGCGTCCCGCATCCTCGTCTAAGTAGCCATCGTCAACACGGGTCTGAATATCTTGAGGCAGCACTATTCCAGCTGCTTGAGATAAATTCTGCACATACGGTTTTAGAGCATCAAGTGCGGCCATCGGATTGGCTTTCATCAAAGCCATAATCTCCAAACCTTTCGCTGCTTCGTCACCAGACAGTTGATTATCCGTCAAGTAACTCTGCATCACGTCAAACTTGTCTGCACTATCCTTATATGCGTTCCGTTCTTCCAACACTTTCTTAAAACGTGGATGTTTATGAAACGGTTCGTCAGTAAAATCTTCTACTTCATCGACTTCTTCATCGCTTTCAGCATTAGACTCAGCTGCAAATACATCCGGTTCCTCAACCTCGCTCTCAGAGTGCGACTCTGTTTCCTCTTCGGGCTGCATCGCGTCTTGTATGACACTCAACAAATCCGCTTCGGTTTCGCTTTCTGCGGTGGACGACACCGCATTATCGTCCTCGATCACTTCGGCTCCGGTGGACGGTTCCGTAACCTCTGGCTCTTCAACCATCTTAGCGTCCTTCTCCTTTTATTTTACATCTGTTGATCGTAGTTATCAACAAAATGCAAAAATTTACTGGTTATTAGCTCCCATAGGCGCTGGGCCTCCCCCGCCCCTTGGCAACTGCCTTGGTGCATTATCTGCACCGCCTCCTGGCGCACCCTGCAATGCAGGGTCTCCAGTTCCTGGTTGCTGCGCTTGATTCATCGCAACAATACTAGGAATCTTATCTGCAAACGCCTCGTCAAGCTCCAGCTTGTCATCAAGACGTTTAAGCAATTCTTTTGCCAACCACTTCGGATCTATCCCAGGAATTTGCAGCAAGAACGGCATAATGCGTTCAATGTTTGCAAGCTCTGCGGCTCGGTTAGGCTTACCCGTCGAACCAGCTTCGATCTCTAGGTATATCTCTTCCATTATCTGATCGCGCGTCATCTCCGGCCAAGCAGCGCCAGGACCAACGATCTTCTTAACTTCATCGGAAGATAAGTTAGCCAAAACAATTTGACCAGCTGCGCGAGTCATTTCAGACATGAAGCTGTCTAGCTCGTCAACGTTAGCGCCCATCGTGGACATGCGCGCACTTTCGGCAATCGACGTTTCCGTCGCTGTAGCTCTGGAAACACCGCCAAACTGTGCTTCTTGCGCTCCAACAACCAATTGGATGTCGTCAAAGATAGTCCGCACCTCATAAAGGTTTGGATCGATGCCGATTTGACCAATAGGCTGGATGACATCGCTGACCTTTTGTCCGGCTGCAAGCGCCTGCAATTCAATGACAGCGTTCGCTGGGTGCGTAGCCAGCTTTTCCTTATCTGCATCCTCCAGAACACCAGCTGGTGCAGCATACTTAGGACGATTGGCCCGTCTATGTTCACGCAAGCCCTGACGCGCACGGTTGTATTCATGCTGCATTGGCATCAGTAAACTTACGTCTGAAGGCGGGTACAGATAATCTTTATGCTCGATTTCGTAGAACACCAATGAAAAGATCGGCCAAAACGTTTCGACTTTAACGTCCGGCCCCGCCGGTTCACGCAAAAAGTCGTTGTGACCATCTGCAATACAATACTGCACACCAGTCTTGCGGTCATACACTTCGAAGATTTGCACCAAACCATCAGGCGCAACTTCTCCGTTGATGTCATCGTGTGAAGATCGCTGACGGTATTCATCGTGAGGACCAGTCGAGCGGCCTTTCATATCATAGGTGCGATACTGCTTTTTTAGGTCAACATCGTAGATTTCCTTAACCTCGTCTGGCGTCAGGTACATCTCATGAGCAATCCACTCAGCACCAACAAAACCACGCAGCTGACGACACCTTGGGTCAACGATAATTGAATCAGCCTCTGGAAAGTCAAAAACCAATCCTTCACGGATAGTGACCATCGGCTCTTCAAGTAACGTCTTCATCGAAAGCATAAGCTCTTCGATCTCTGGGTCGTCCTGTTCTATCTCACCCTTTGCCGCCTCTTGAGCAACACGGCGCAGAAAGTCCACTTGAGCTTGAACGTCGGCAATCTTAGCAGATACCTCCGGCGCTCTATCAACATCTCTCTGGAAGCCAACTTTTACAAAGCCCACTCCGGTTGTAATTACACGGCGAACCAAGGCTTTCATTTGTGCCTTAAACGCTGGTTGCTGCTCTTTCATGTAATAATCAAAAAGGTTCTCAAGCGTCTTAGCGACGTTATCGAGCATCTTGTTTTGATTTTTGCCATTCATGTAGTCTTGAATAATCATCGAGGCTTCGGCAGGCACAGGCAATCCGTTTTGCGAAGACGATTCAGAAGCCATAAAGGCTTGCGCCAATGTATCCGCCTCGCCGTCCCAAATCTCATAAGACATTCGGTTTCTACGTTTAGCAACAGCCTTTGGGTTCTTTGCATAAAGAGCCGCTGTGCGCTGCTGGACATGGCGCTGCAAGATATTTGCGACATAGTTTTCCGCAGACCAGTTGGTTTCGTCAAACCCATTCAAAACGGCATTCATATCTTTGCGCATTTGTTTGAACGGCTTTTCGTGAAACTTCTTGGCGTGTTTCACTTTGCCCAGCCACTGACGGACAAGCGCACTACGACGTTGTGTAGGTTCTGCCCGTTCTTCGTCTGTCGTATCTATCATCATTTCTTCGTGCATTACCAACCACCAGTCCTGTGTTCCAAAAATTGTTGCTTGCGGCGTTGCGCGGCATCCCACTTAACCCACGCTAACGTACCTACTTTCGGAAGGCTATCTGTCTTCACTATACCACCACCAGGTGTCGTTAGTCGAGCAAGCCCCATTCCTATCCATGCAAGGGTATCTACAAAGTCATCGTTCCGCCCGTTTGGAAACTTTAATATTTCGTCTGTAGCCTTTTGGGTCCACACAGACTGGCGTGGGAATAAGACTTTATTCATCGCCATTCTACCCAGTATAGACTGAGCGCGTTGAACCTTGTTTGCTACAGGCGTTACTTCCTCGATCCGGCAATAAACCTTCTCTTCAGCCATCCGCTTGCGTAGAAATGGGCCAATAGCTTTTGAGATATGACCTTTTTCTGCCCACCAAAT